CTCAGTTGAAGATTCATTCTACTGTAGTGAACCGTTTTATTTCGCAAAATTTTACTCACATACAGTAGATATGTCTGGACGTGTGAGACTTGCTGTCACTGGTATCCAAGATCAATGGCTTACGGGTGAGCCACAGTTTTCGTATTTCTTGACATTGTTCAGACGACATAGTAAGTTTGCACTCGAGCAGATTGAAAGTCCATTTGATGGAAAAATTGATTTCGGTGAAATACTCGAGTGTCGAGTGCCACAAAACAAGGGAGATCTCATCAAGAATATATCCCTAAAGATAACCCTAAGTGATCCAACACCAGACGAGAGTAATTCCATCAACAACGTCGTATACGTACCATCCGTGTGTACGGAACTCATCGAATATGCCGAACTTCTGATAGGTGGGCAAACTATTGAACGTATCACAGGCGAATATATTTTCATGCATCAACAACTCTACAATAATGATGACGACGTTGCACAGTCGCTCTATTTTTTGAACGGTCACGGAAACTATCTTGGATACCGAGGTGACTATACGTATTTCATTGATTTACCTTTCTTCTTTTATAGATATCCAAATCTCTCGATTCCTATTTGTGCCCTCACAAAACAACTCGTTGAGGTTCGAGTCAAATTACACCCACTCAATAAGATTGTTCGTGATACTAAAAACAATATCGTTCCTACGAACGTGACGGCATCCATTAAGAACATTTCCATGGATACGGAATTTGTCTTTGTTGGAAACGACGAAAAGAACTATTTGTTGACCCGCCCGCTTGAATACGTGATTACGCAACTACAAATGTCACAATTTACGATGCCTTATGGACTAGACACAAAGTCAGTGATGTTGAAATTTCAACATCCCGTCAAGGAAATGTACTTTGTCGCTCAAAACGATTACTATACCAGTAATAACCTTCCTTTGAATTTTGAAAAGATTGATAACGTCGAACTCAAATTTAATGACAATCAAGTATTTAACGCTGATCACAAATTCATTACGTATCAACAACCGTTCGCACATCACACAAATTCACCGACAGTGCTCGGTGTTACGGCAGTAAATCCAATATTCGGTGTATATTCGTTTGCCGAGCGACCCCAGGTTGAATACCCAACAGGTCAAGTGAATATGAGTCGTGTATATCACAAACTATTCACAGTAAAACTTGACTCAACTACGAGGGGAACAAATACGATTCGTGTATACGCAAAAAATTATAACGTCTTGCGCATTCAAAGTGGATTAGCTGGTTTAAAATTTTAACCCTTTATAGTAGTAATGGCTGGTAGACTTCAGCTCGAGACAACCGGTCCACAGGACAGGTTTTTTACAGTTGAACCACAGTTTACGTATTTTACGAAACGCTTTTCCAGACATACAAATTTCGCGAAGTCATTCACGAAACTTGACTTTGATGGTGTCGCCGATTTTGGAACCACTCTTCGTAGTAGAATTCCAGTGAATATAGGAGACTTGTTAAAAACCGTAAGCCTTGAGATTGAACTCGAATCTATTCCAAACGCATCGAGTAGTGGTATTGGGTATATTGAATCTATAGCCCACGCCATGATTGAATACGTGGATCTCATAATCGGGAATAAGGTCATACAGCGCATTCCGAGTGATTACCTTCAGATTTATTCGGAACAAAACTGTACACAAACAAATCAAACAGCTTTATCTAAACTGATAGGAAAGTACCCGAACAGACAATCATCCGTGCGTGTGGCAGATCCTTCGATCATTGGATATCTCGGAGCCGCCACATCATCACAAAAGTACTTTGTTGACGTTCCTTTTTATTTTTATAAGAATCCAGAACTCGCAATACCACTATGCTCCATCGATAAACAAGAAGTTGAAATTGAGGTAAAATTTAGGGACATCCGAGATGTGGTTATTGACAATACGACCATATCCGTAAATAACGTGACTTCGTACGCACCGCACACGACCGCGGGTATTGGATATGAACTTGGTAACTACTTACAAATAAGTGTAGATATTGATGGTGAAGCGACGGGTGATGAATCTGGTTTTTCAGTCGCCATGTCCACTGATGGGACAATCATGGCTGTCGGCGCCCCCAACAACGACGCCATTCCGAATGATTCTGGACATGTACGTGTATATAGACTCGTGAATCAAACTTGGGTACAATTGGGATCAGATATAGACGGTGCCGTCGCGAATGATTTCTTTGGTCAGGCTGTTTCTCTTTCGGGTGACGGAACGGTACTCGCCGTTGGCGCACCGGATCATAACTATAACGCCATTTCAAATAACGGACAAGTCAAAATTTATAGATGGAATGGAAGTACTTGGGGGAGTGGCCAAGAAATAAACCCAATCACACACCAAACGAACCAAAACCTAAACTTTGGTGCTGCGCTTCAGTTATCACACGACGGAAATACAATTGTGATTGGTGGACGCGGGTACTCTACGTCACAGGGTGTATACTACGTCTATGTATATCAAGAAGGTGCCTGGACTCAAAAACATATGGAATTTGGACAAGCGAGTGGTGATGCACTTGGATATAGCGTTTCTATATCTGGTGATGGTACGCGCGTTGCGGGTGGCGCAAATAATCCAGATGGTACGAGCTACGTTAGAACGTTATACTTTAATTCAAACACACAACAATGGCTTCCGCTCGGTGAATACATAAACAGTGAAAATCCGGGTGATGAATTTGGCTTTTCTATTAATTTGTCGGGTGATGGTCACAGACTCGCTGTAGGGGCTCCAAAAAACACGTCTTCAACCGGGCATGTCAGGGTATTTGAATATTCATCGTCAAATGGTTGGATACAACTCGGCCCGGATGTCGATGGTGAAGCGTTGGGTGATCAAAGTGGTACTTCCGTCGCACTCTCCGAAGATGGGAGTATTCTCGTCGTGGGTGCCAACTTAAATGACGGAACTGGTGGAGACGCCGGACATGTGCGTGTGTATAGTTACGGTGTGAGTGGTTGGGAACATGTGGGTAAAGACCTCGACGCCGAGGCCTTGGGTGATGAACTCGGTTGGTCGGTGGCTATTTCTGGTGACGGTACACGAATCGCCGCGGGTGCAAAATCAAATGACGGAACTGGTACGAGTGCGGGACACGTCCGTGTGTATGATCATTTGAAACGTTCGTATTTAGAAAATCTAATTAAAACCTTTAACATGAATCTCGAACTCATCTTTCTCGAAAGTGCCGAAAGACTTAAAATTCAACACACACGTCGCGATTTTGTCATCACACAGATTCAGGAGAATGCATTCAAAATTCCAAAAGGAGTTCGTGATAACACGGTAAATCTGGCATTCGTGAATCCAGTGAAAGAACTCTTTTTCGTGTTCCAACGTGAAAATAATCGAAAATTCAGTGATTTCGTGACGCCGTTTGATTATGATAACATATATATCGCCGTCGATAATCGACTCTTCTTTTATGAAAACCTGGTGTCACTTGATTTACGTCTTGACGATGAACAAATTATCACAGGAGAAACCGGGAAGTTTATGTTTCTCAAGGCACTTCAACCGGGCATTCACCACGCAAAAACGCCTCTCATTCGACGATTCTATTCGTACAACTTTGGATTTGAACCAGAAAAACCATACCCAACAGGTCAAAAGAATTTTTCACTCGTAAAGAATCAAACACTCAAAATGAATCTCACACCGAACGATACACATGACAGAAATTTAAGAGTCTACGGCCTAAGTTACAATATTCTTAGAATTATGGACGGAATTGCACAAACTATTTTTGGAGATAATTAATAAATGAAGACTGGATTCGATCTCAGTGATACGAGTAACGATATGTATGACAGTCACTTGAAAACTCTCATAGATATCGTGACACCGGTTATCGAAAAGGCTATCATTCTTTCGTGCGAATACGCGAAAGCATGTGGTCGTGATGCAGTCCTCGGTAAAGATTTCGAGTATGCCGCAAAGTATTGTGCGATGCGCACAGTCGGGCAACAAATTGGAAGTCATTTTCCAGAAATATATGAAGACACCGAAGACGACGAAAACGTTGACGAAATTGACCTTATTAACGATGACAGTATCGAGTTTGTTCGTTATTCAGGAGACGACCCTTCATTCAAGGCTATGAACGATGCGTACGACGCGTGGGACTCCTGGCAACCCCAGAGTCCGGTAGAAGAGCTCTTAAAAAATGCTATTAATAGTAATGAGCACTGTGGAGGGATGGACAGCGAATGAATTTAAACTCATCGATGATGATAGTGACTCTAACTCCGACTCTGACTCGGAGTCGGATAGCGATACGTCCAGGACGAAAGGTTATAAAAAAATAGAATACAAGAAGATCGCACTCGAAGAAGACCTACTCCCGGAATAATTTCTGTTTGTATATTATATTATACAATGAAGCAGGCGATCGACGCTGTTAACTTGGTGACCCAGGAGCTCGAGTCTCAATCCCTCAACGCTGTCGTTGCGGGTTTCTCTTTCGCGGCCGCGCTCGCGTGGATGGACTTGGTTCGATTCTTGATCAACCAAATCGTTAAGGTTCAGCGCAATGGTGGTATGCATTATACGTTGACCGCCTTGTTCACGACGCTTTTGTCCGTGACTGTCTACTTGGTGATGTCTCAAATGTCCTCTCGTGTTCGCAAGCCGCTCCAGCCAGTTTACGCTGTTACGCGGGCGTAAGCGGTTTACGTTTTGTAAGCATCAAAGCGATGATGCCAATAAAAACAATCATAGCTATGGAAGCATACTCTTTCCATCTATAAGGATTCTCCAATTCAGGAATACTTATTGGTGGCGGTAACTCCGTTTTTCGATCAACTTTAGGTAAACTTTCGAGTTTGTCAGTAGACCCAGTAATTTCCAACTTAAGCACATGATCTTGGTTTCTAAAATCATAAGGAATGAGACGACCATGACTCATATAGAAGAACTCGACTCGCAAATCACGAATAGATCGCTGCGGTCCAGAGTGAAATTCGTGTGTCAATGGATCGTCAGCTCCCGCGTGAACTATTTCACCACTTTTCGTAAGAATACGCCCCGTATAAAAGGGTGTATTTGAGTATACAGTTTTATTGAACTGGTCGGATCCAGAACTCAAACGGACAATAATCGAAGTCGGTCCAGTAAGATTTAATGCACCTGTAATAATGCGACCATTTGTCGATGTGTAATCAAGAGAAGCAAAACCTAAAACCTGGTGTGGTGTTGTGTTTGAAGACGTATTACTCGTATATCCATTTAGACCCGTTCCGAATTCAAAAGTAAATGCATTTGAATCACCTACATTTGAAAATGTTAATGCATTCGTATCATCGTCGTATACAATAGAGGTTACATTAGATACAGGTGGAGCGAGTTCATTCAAAAGATCGGATGCAAGATCATGTGCATTCGAATAATTCGTTTCATTGAGCGTGACGAGTGTTCCATCCACAGTAAACGATTTATTTGCGGAATGAATGAGAAGTTGTGTATTTGGAATTTTTGCTGATACGAGTGAAATTTTCGAAACGTTATAGATTGGATTTTTCAAACTCACAACATATTCGGAACATGATGGATGCAAAGTAGCATCTCTTTCACTGCTATCGATGTCGAGGCTGTAGACCTTCATTAAAATATAGGTACAATATTTTAATGAGTGTTTTACTCGGATATCTAAATCAATCTAATAGAAGCGTTGTGCCAATGGATTCTTTACAAGCTGATTCTTCGCCACGTCGAGTTCATTACATCGGGCATTCGGGTTTTCGTTACCCTTGTACGCGTTGAGGTTGTAATACTTATCATTCGTGTAGTGTTGCGTCCAGCCACCGTTCGCGGCATTCATGCGACCATCGATTCTGGTGGTATCGGCTCGAACACTGGAAAGAACACCACTTTGCTTCAAAGCAGTTTCTCGAACATTCATACGACCCGCGTTACCAGGTCTGTTCGCCTTACCACGACGATCATCCGCTCTGAAACCATAGTTTTGGAGTTGTTCTGTAGTGTATCCCTTGTAACCACGTTCCTGGGCGATTGTGCTACCAGGGGCATTCTTGTAACCACCATGGAAATTATGAATACCCGGAGCCGGATGATTATTGTACTGATACTGGAATTCATTCGCATCAGACTTGTTACGCGTCGGGTCTTGCGCCATCGTTCCTAGAGGAATGAAACGCTTCGCCGGTGCATTTTCGAGACCATCCGTACGCAAACCAGTCTCGGCACGGTTCGTCGTACGCTTCGTACGTTCGTGTTCCTGTCGAACCATACGCCCACCCATGCCCTGCGCGCGTCCGGGCATTTCTGGGCGTCGACTTGGAAGGAATGCCGTCTTTTCTGGCATGTTATGCGTGACTTCACCAATGACACCGTGGCGACCACCGGAGATATCGTGCGCTGGACCAGAACGACCTGGGAGCGTCGTCAAACGGTATTCACCGACATTGACAGGATTGACACGGAACAACTGCTGATATCCACCGTACGCCGGAACATTCGGTCCAACACCAACACCCGGACCAACCATTTGCTTCTCAATCGGAGACAGATTGTTCATACGACCTTGATCGTACATACGATTGCGCATATTCAAGATTTCTTGACCACCGCTTCGTTGTTGTGGAGCAATGACAGCAAACGACGGTGTTTCATTCTTCGGTTGCACAGACACTGGATTGTCGAAACGAGTTTCTCTGAATTCTGGAACCTGATCAGACAAGAGAGGTTCTTGTGGTTCAGTAATGAGACGGGGACCTAATTCTGGAGGTTCGGTATCTTTACTGAGGGATCGACCCATGTACACCAAACCGGCGACAGCTAATACTGAGATGGGATCAGCCATTCTTACTTCTTGCTAATATTTTTATTATGGTATCTCTGATTAAACAAGCCATTCTGAAGATCGGCGCGCGTACTGGTTGGTTCATAGCTCATGGATTTAAGCGGAACTTTACATTCCATATTTTGAAGAGGAAAGAAGTTACGTTCATGAGTTTTGACCAAGAACTTGTTAAATTGAGACGTCGACTGAGGTCTGAGCTGATCGCTTGTATCGATATACTGCGCTGGAGATCCCTTACCAGCCATGTACGGTGCGGTACCGTATAACATGGTTTGGGGTCTCGAGCCAAAGTTCAACGTACTCGGTTGAGGGTATACGAAAACGTCATCCGTCGCGCGGTTTGTCGGGACTGCCGGATTTTCAACAAGCGACAAGCCTGGTTGGAGCTGATATGCCATTTACTATTACGTAAGAATATTTATCGTCTGTCTCCACTGAAATCCAATCCCGAGAAAGCGCCGAGCTGAGCACCTCTCGCATTCGGGCTGCAAGCACCCGTGTCACTTCTACATAATGGGCGATGCCTATCACCATAGCACCATTCCGCGAATGCCGTTTGATCACCTGGGATAGAGGTGACTGGTCCACTCACAAACTGTCTAGACGCAGCACTCTTTTGATACATCGGCAACGGGGATCTCGAACGACCTGCATCATACGGGATGCGATCATCCACAAAACTACGAACAATCGGTCTAACTGACGAGTAATCA